TCACATTTCTCTTATGTCGGGCTTGTCAGTAACGCGACTATAATAATGAACATCCGGTTCAGCGCCTATGCACATCCATTTTTCACAGCCATTGCTATCTACAACCCGAACCGTTATTTCTTCATTCATTAAGCAGTAGTCGTTTCCCGTGTTGTATTCCGCTGCCATTTTCTCTGCTGCACTAAAATGGTCGCCAGTAGTCCATATTTGCCATTCATCACAGTCCTACGTCAAAGACTTTGAACATTTCACACCTACATGGCTTACCACTGTAATTAAAGGCATAGCACCTTTCGCATCGTTTACTACTCATTATTTGTCCACCTCTTTTCAATCTCAGCCATGTCATAAGGCAGGTTGTTGACAATTTCCCGTAGCTCGGAAATGATCCGGTCTTTAGCATCGAGTTCCTTCTGTAATCCTTTGTTTTCTAATGGCGGTGATATGCCTGTACGCTTATACAAATTATCTATGCCTTTTTGGATTCTTGGCCTATCTATAGAATCAATATCCCTATAAGTACAACAAAATGTGTCGGATAAAAATACCACTGGGCCTTCTTTGTCAGATATTGTAAAAGTGAAATCNCTCATTTACTTGTNCTCTAAAATTGTCACATCTTTCGGCAGCGCATACACCGGGTTTGGAACAGGTTCTAGTACAACAAAATCATCTATTCCTTCGAATATTTTCCACACTTCGAAATCATGTGAATATCTCCAGTAGTTAGGGTAAATCATCGGATAGATATAGTTTTTATTTTCGTTCACCAGTGTGCAATGTCCTGCGTAAATTCCTTCAACTGGCTTGCTGTCGTCTCTGACATGAGATCCATTATGTGTGAGTATTCGTGCAATGGCTGTGACTCTCTGTCCCTCTTTTGGTCGTTTGATTTCTGTCATTTACTTGCCCTCTGGCTTATAGCCTGTTGGTTCTGCTGGCGACATTTCAATGATTTGTTGCAGGACAGGTTTCCATTTCTGCCACCACTCTAATGCGCCAGTGTCCATTTGTGTAATGCGTGCGTCATCAAAGCCCCACCAACTATCTATAGGGTGCATCTCGCAACCAATGTGTAAGGTTTTGTCTGTATATGTGACGGCGTATGTGTCTATAAAAATTGACTTGATGTGCCTCATGTTGCCCTTAGCGCCCCTCAGGTCAGCGCCCCTCAGGTCAGCGTCCCACAGGTCAGCGTCTCGCAGGTTAGCGCCCCGCAGGTTAGCGTCCCACAGGATAGCGTCCCACAGGATAGCGTCCCACAGGATAGCGTCCCGCAGGTTAGCGCTCCGCAGGTTAGCGCCCCACAGGTCAGCGTCCCACAGGTTAGCGCCCTGCAGGTTAGCGCCTTGCAGGTTAGCGTCCCACAGGATAGCGTCCCACAGGATAGCGTCCCGCAGGTCAGCGCCCTGCAGGTCAGCGTCCCTCAGGTTAGCGCCCCGCAGGTTAGCGTCCCGCAGGTTAGCGCCTCGCAGGTTAGCGCCCTGCAGGTCAGCGCTCCTCAGGTTAGCTTGTTTTCCGCCAGTTCTCATTACCCAGTTTCCATGGGCAGCCAAAATACTTTGTAGCTCTTTTTATCCATCTATCTTTCCTGATCTGAAATGTTTATATTCTCTTGGGTCGTTCATTTAACTAACACCTTCGTTAAAATCTATCGCCATTTGATGGGCATCTTCCATGGTTTTAGCTGTCCATTCACCGCGACCAAAATCAGGGTTGTAGTTACAATCTACACCGCCTATTGTTCCTCTCTAATTTTTTATTGGCACGTTGTCTTTGTATGTCCACGACACATGAATTAATCCATCTTCTACTTTCTCGGCTGTTATGCTTTCATTAAATATAGTGTTCCAAAATTCTTTTGCCGCTTCCAGTTCATCTCTAAGATTTGCTGCAATGTAATGTGCGTCTCCTTTTTTACAAGTTGAGCCGATTTCAAAACCGTAAATAGTTCTATGTGACCAACCGTACCACTTTTTGTTTTTAGGGCTGAAACCTACCCCATGTGAAAGTTTTTCAGTAATTTCTCTGTCAGCCAGGTGTTTGATGTTATCTTCCATGCCTACTGTGGTTATATAGCTGTTGTCATAGTTACTGAGGTAAACATTCGTACTAGCTTCAATATGCGCTACTTTTGCTAAGTATTCTTTAGGTGTCATTTACTTGTCCTTTGGCGGGAAATAAATAATTTCTGAAACGCTATGGTCGTTTACTGTTGCATGAAGATGATCGCCTTTGTAAATGTTGTAATAAAGCCGTTCGCAGTGTGGAATTATCTTTGTCACACCCTCAAAACCTACACGATAATAATGAAGGTCTTTGTTCATACTTTGGATTTGCTTAATTTTGGCGTTCATTTACTTGTCCTTTACTCTAAAAATTTCATGTTCTACATGACTTTGTTTACAGCCCAAGCTTATAAACTCTGCATATGTATATCCTATCCAGCCAGGAAGCTCATTCTTTACCAAATGCCAAGCTGGGCCACGCCAATCCTTTGGCTCAAAGCTGGCATCCCAGCCTCCACTTTCGGAGAGCATTGGGCGTTCGTACATCTCTCGTATGAAATCTGTTTCCAACATAGTTTCATCGGAGTTTAGGAAACGTCCAGTACATCCAGCAAGTGTCCAGTTATGAGTTGATAGTTGCTTAGGTTTCATTTAATGGGGTGCTCTTTATCGTATTGTCTTGTGTATTTTCCAAATGCACGTCTTACTGCCAGGTAGGGAACTTCTTTGCGAATGGTATCGCATAGGGTATCACCCTCAAATGTAGCTATGCTTAGTCGTTGTCGAAGCTGTCTAGTCTTTCTGTTGTACTTTTTATGCAGTAAACCCTGTCCTACAAGGTTAGAAACAATCCACCACAGCCAGCCAGCTTTTTCGCAGTTGTACCAAGCTGCCTTTANAGATGGCTGNCTNGCTACGTATTCGCATGCTATAGCGCAATGTGGTGTTGTGCCTATGTTGTGTTGATACACGGAGATTGGGTATTTCATNTGTATGTAGCNCATATTGCCGTTAGCTATTTTGTATTTCTTCATCTATGCGCTTCCTAAAAGCGTCTAAGTTGTCAAGTACTTCAGGAACTAAGAATATACGTGTGTAGTTGTCTTGACCACGTAGATCCAGGACTATGTGATAACCATCACCTAAGTATACTTCATTCATGCTAAATCCTTATGTCGGAAAGAAAGAAAAATTTCGTAATGAATTTTTGAAATTTCGTAAGGCTATTGATTTTAAAGGAGAAAAAAGGGTAAATTTCGTAAGGTATTTGATTTTAAAGGTAGTTTTTNGGGNTATGGTAACCTAAATTCTAGAATAAAGTTTAATTAAAACAAAGACTTAACGTTTTTTTAACATTTAAAATTTCGTAAGGTATTTGATTTTAAAGGAAAAAACGGTGTTTTCTGTGCAAAAATTGATCAATTTTAGGAGTGCTGAAAATGATAGTCCGGTTTTTGCCTTTTTTCGTGTTGGTTAATTTTTAACCAAAAACATTACGAAACGTCCGATCCTTACGAAATTTGGAAGTGCGTTTCGTAAGGTTATTGAATTTAAAGAAGAAATTTCGTAATGCTAGTTTTAAGTGCTTGAATTGCAAGAAAAATATTTTTATGATCAACAACAATAAAAATGAATGAAATCAATGACCTTACGAAATTACACTTTTTATAGCTAAATACTAATGGGAAGGGTTTAGTAGTGTGTTCTATTACGTATAGAGGTTTTAGAGGAAATTTCGTAATAAGTGTAATGAGCGCAGCCCCATGGCAGTTGCTCTGAGGTAAAAAGTAAAAGACCCCAAGCACTGAGCGTTGGGCATCAGTGCTTGGGGTAATTTATTATGCTGCTACAGCACGTTCAGGTACATTGGTACCTGCTTCTCGTGCAAGTTGCAGTTCTGTCACTACTTCTTTCTGTTCCAAATACTTTGTTATGAGCTCATAGTATTTGGGTGAAGCAGCATCGATTTGTGTAGCTAAGCTCAGGAAGTTTACACCTCCTTTAGAGCGGTAAAACTCTGCTTTGCCTGGAAGTGAACGTTCCACAGATGAAAGAATAGCCCATTGTGCTATAACAGGCATTTTATTCCATGCTTTTATATCAGGCTTTGCTTCACACAGTAAGGTGAGCATGGTGGGGATAGAAGCAAGTAAGGTTTCTGATTCTTTCTTGTCTTCATCATTACCAGCCCAAAGCTTTTGCTGCTCTGCTGTAAGACCTTTTACTTTGGCAGCATTTTGCTTTTCCCTACTTTCAGCACGATTTACCATGCTGTCGTACATTTCTTTGACAGAAACTGTATCGTTTGGATACATGTCTTGAATTGCACGGTATACTTGGAGCTGTGCAGGAAGTTCTTGATCTTCAGCAAAGCCACGTTGTACTGCGTCAATAGCACGACCAAGAATTTTTGCTGCGATCATTGTTGCGATTACTTGTAACGAAACGATTTTATTAATCATCATTGTCTACCTCTGGTTGGTTGGATTGAATTTCTAACAGCTGTTGCCAGCTTTTAATGGTTAGTTGGAAGATACCCGAGAACTCACGTTGACGTTCTGGGGTGTACATCTGCAGTTTTATGTTATGTGCTGCAGTTAAATAGGTACGTATAAGTCCAAATTGAACTACTGTACCGTCATTTGCTAAGTAACTATCACCTAGCATGTTCCATTGATTATCTTGAGCTATGGCAGCATCCATCTCTGACGTGTCTGTTGTCATATCCTGTGGAACATATCCTTCAGCTAAGAAGCCTGTTTCTTTATCTAGTATGTCTAAAGTAAGTGACATACGTGTTGCCATTTCGTTTTCGACAAAGGAAAGTGCTTCTTTTACTTTATCGGCATAGAGTTCTGAACGTGTAGCTTGTTTTTCCTTTATACCAATATTGAACATGGCTTGTTGCTCTTCGGATAATCCCTCTATTACCGTGTCAGTAAGAGCGTTTTGTGGAAGTGAAGTTTCTTGAGTACGACGCCATGCGACAAGATCTTTCACTGTTGGGGCAGAATCAAAAGGCCAATTCTGAGATGTTTCACGATTACGAACACAACAATATTCGTAGTAGTTGGCGACACGGTTAAATCTGGTTTCGACAGTTTCCTGTTTATCGAAACCAATTATACGGTTAATGTCGTCATTGCTAGCATCTAAGAAAGCACGATCTATTTCTGGAGCATCAGATTGCATATACTCCATATATTTTGGACTGATACCTATCAATGAATTGCCCCAATAGCGAGCAAGTCGTGCCCAAGCTAATGCAGGAGCTACTATATGGGTTTCAGCCAGATCGTGTAATTTTAGTTGCATCGTTTTGCCTCTACTAGTTTGTCGTGCATGTTTATTTTTCCTACGAAATACCCAAGAACACCGTTTTTCTTGCCTATGTAACCAAACCAATAACGTGCAAACGATATGTTGATTGACATGATTACAGCAGCGAAAGTAGCAGCTATTGCACCTGCTCCAGTTCCTCCATATAGAAGGAATACCAGGACGGTTGTACCAAGATCCATAGCAAAAGGATGTCCTAATGCACGAAGTCTTGTTGTTATAGGTAATTTGATCCATAACAGCCAAAAGGCTAAGAAAATACCAAAGCTTGTTTCAAACATTTTTGTATACTCCTTTATTACAGTTTCCAGTGGGATTCCAGCATAGCCAGTTCGCGTTCTTTCTGGGCAATGCGTTTGAATATGCGTTTACTGTTTTGGTCAAAATTAAGCACAGGCAGTTTATTTTGTGTAACCTTCATATTTTCAATCTGAAGACGTAATTTTTGTCTGTCGTTTAAGTACTTTATCTTTTATATTCATCTTTCATCTCCATGCTAAATTGTAATTGAATGCTATCTTTTGCTTCTTTTAGGCTTGTATTAAAAACAAACCTGTACAAACGCATAAGAGATATTTTATTAACTTCTCCAGCGAACATGGTTGCGTAAACACTGGATAAGCATAGTAGCTGTTCGAAACGACCTTCTATTTCCTTACGTTTCTTTGCTTGTATTTTTTGAAGATGATGGATTTCACTTTCTATGTTAATCATTTCCGTTTCAAAGCTTTTTACGTCTTCGTGAGCTTTTTTCATTTCTGCCTTTATGATATTTCGTTCGTCAATCATTGTTCTCTCCTTTTAAAAGTATGATTTTTGTTCTGAAAGTGTACTCGTCTATTTTGAGACTTATGTATTCTTCTCGACTGTATCCATTACGGATGTCTTGTGGTTCACCAACTACACGCATATCGTGTATTCTTCCAATACGTGTACGCGCTTTAGCTAAAGTTTCTTCTATAACAGCAGATACAGTTGCTTCGTTGGCGCATATGTCCAGAAGTTCATACCTATGTACTGTCTGTGGACTCGATATGAATAGTGCTATGACGTTCATGATGGTTTCACCAGCAAAGCGCACACAGGTACTTTTGTAAATCCTGTATGTATGAATCTCGTTGGGTTGGTAATAACACCAGCATTACGCAAAGCGGCTATCATTCCTTCATTTTCAGAATAGTCTTTGATTATTACTTCATTGTTTGCGATTGTTACGTCAGGTAAATTTGTAGTCGCTACAGCCACTACTGAATCATCAGTAACGTCTAATAGCTGAATAGCAGTACGTCCGTTACCATATTTGGCAAAGGATAATTTACAGTCATAATTTAAGAAGTTAATGTTCATGTTAATTCTCCGTATCAAAAGGGTATATCTTGTGGATCGACGAACTGCTCTACGATGTCCTTGGCGTCTTTTAAGCAAGAACCATGGATAGTACGGTGCAGACGAACGAGAGGAATTTTATTCTGCTTTCCGTTGTACATGCGTGTGTCTACAGCCACCAGGCAAAGTAGCTTGATGAAGTCAGAGCGCATGTCTGACAGCAATGCGTTTTTACGGTTTGTGAGCCTGCGTATCTGTTCGTTGATATCGTGTACCTGTTTTTCATAGCTGCATAAATCAGTGAACATGCTTTCGATTTCGCTAACGATAGCGGATTGTTCTATAGCCATTTTCATATGATAAGTCTCCATTTCTAAGTGACAAGGGGCTACGCTACCCAGCGCGTTGCTCCGGGTGCGCGATATTAATTAAATAACAAACAAACTATTTAATTCACAACAACACCTACTGCCCCGCCGCTCTTGCTCTTTGGCGGGGCTACTTAGGGTTAAAGGTTGGAACTGGGTAATGGGAGCATCCGGGCGCAGTAATTAACAAAAAACTTGCTCTAATAACTTATAACTCACATCCCCCCATTCGGCTGTGGGAAGTCACAGCGCTCTGGGCTTTAGCACCGCCCACAGCCGAAGGCGAGGACGGAGCGCGTGAGCTTTAGCGAACAAAACACGCAGCTGCGAAGCAGCTCGTTGCTCTTTTCCAAAGATAAAAACACCCGATACCCAGATCATAGGATCCAGGCACCGGGTGTTGGGTGGCGAACTAAGTTAAGGGGTAACATCAACACCTGGCGCTAGCGCCAGGTGTTGATGGCATACGGGCTAAGAGGATTGTTTGGAAGCCATCCAGTCCTCAACGCTACCTCCGCAACGGGAAGTACTCGTTCTCCTCGCCATCATCTAAGGCGAAGCACAGCGTCCATTTAGCCATGTTCAGCTTGACGCGAGTGTTGGTTACTGCTGCCAGTTCCTCGGCTTGTGCCAAGGTCATGTCGTGGTCGTTAGAGAGCAGTACTTTACTCTCGTTCCAGGGTATAAATACCATGGACTCGCCATCTATGTTGGTAAATGCTTTGGCCTCACGGTCATTACGACGCCATGTTGTAGGATTNTTGCTCATACGATGTACTCCTGATAAAAGGACTAAAGCCCAACGCTTTAATCTACACAAAAGCACGTATTGCCCCGCCGCTCTTGCTCTTTGGCGGGGCGAAACTACCAGCTATGCACAGTTATTACTACGAAGCACCCCACTGTAAGAGGTGGGGGACGTACTAATATTAATCGATGGGACCCCTATAGGGATCGTTAAGTTGGAGTTGGTGCGAAAGGCGAAGTGGGGGGCTCTCACCCCGAAGGGGTGGAGAGTCCCAGCACGCCCACAAAGAGCTACTTTTTCCGTTCGCAGATATGAGCTATTTCTCTAGCTACTTTTTCCGTTCGTAGATATGAGCTATTTCTCTAGTATCTATAAGCTATTTTGTTGTAGGATATAACACATGGCAAAATTTCGTTGTAAAACTCACGGTGTTTTCAACAAAAAATGTAGATGCCTTTGGCAATTTTGCCCTATATGCAGGAGATTATGTGCTCGCACTTCTTTTCAAAGGAAATAAGTTATCCGGCCCTAATTGCTTTAATTTAGGCGAGTCTATAGTGGGACGATCGTTTGATGATGTGCTACCAATGTTTATAGAAGTCACACCCGAAGAATTAGAATGTATCATGTGTGACTGGCAAACTCGTATCTCTCCTGATGGAGGAGAATGTTTTAGCAAATGGCGTTCAGTAGCTACTTTATCTGTCTAGATTGTGGTTTCGAAAAACCCTATTTTCTCCGAGGTTACGCCGGTAGGTGCACAGTCTGCCAGAAAAAATATTATTCTCGTAATCCCAGGGCAAAAACTAAGAAAACCAGAGCTAAAGACTTAGCCAGGAAGAAATTACAGCCTCGCGCTCTGTTACGTGCACGTGATATGTGGTACAAAGTACATAGCTACATCCCAGGATGGGTTCGTTTTGAGGATGTGCTCCCTGTGTATGAAAAAGCGGAGGAAGTTGGTGGCGTTGTCAAACATATTATTCCATTGAAGAAGGACCCGAGTGTATGCGGCCTGCACAGTCCCAAGAACTTGTACATACAGCTGAAGAAGAGTACGAATTAGAGCGGCCTACGCTCACTGATAAGCAGGTAGAATTCTTCCATGCGTTTTTATCCAGTCCGTTTCTCCCATTAAGGGAAATAGCTAAGCAGATAGATGTCCAGCAGCGTACTATTCGCAGATGGATTAAAGATAATGATGCATTTAAAAAGCAGCTCGCCATAGAACAGAATCGTTCACGAGCAGTTAGCAATATGTCACGGAAAAGGGTCATGCGCGGCATGATTGAAGCCGTCGACATGGCGCGAGAACGAAAACAAGCGAACACTATGCTCTCAGGTTGGAAAGAGATAGGACGTATGTGCGGATTCTATGAACCTGAGCGCAGGGAAGTCATGCTTTCGGTCAAGTCTGAGGAAATTATCCAGGAAATGAAGACTCTCACCCGCGAGCAGCTACTCGCTATAGCTGCGCAGCAGGATGAAGTGGATCCAGTAGTGGAGATTATAGACCCAGACGGTGCTATAGATGCCTAGTACTTCGCAACTAGCGCGTAAAGAACTCGCACGAAGAACTTATTTGTCGCGTGATCTTATGGCGTTTGTGCAGGAAATGGAAGGTCCCAGCTATAAGGCTGGTTGGGTACACCGGGACATATGTGCAAGACTCGAAAAGTTTTGCGAGGACGTCATAGCAGAGAAATCCCCCCGCCTCATGCTTTTGATGCCCCCTCGACACGGGAAATCGGTAATTGCAAGCCAGGTGTACCCCTCTTTCCATTTGGGCAAACATCCAGAACATGAAATAATTAACGTGGGATATAACTTGGATCTTCCCACTAGGTTCTCGCGTAGGGTGCGAGACATCTTACAGATGCCAGAATATGCTGCTATTTTTCCAGATACTAAACTGGATACCAAGTCACAAGGCGTAGAGGCATGGCTTACTACGAAACGTGGCGGTTTTACAGCTGCAGGTCGTGGTGGTGGTATAACCGGAAAGGGAGCACACGTCCTTATTGTAGATGATCCGCTTAAAAACATGGAAGAGGCGGATAACTACGACATCCGTGAGAAGCTGGAGGACTGGTACTACTCTACAGCGTATACAAGACTCGCTCCTGGTGGTGGAGTTCTTATTATTGAATGCATGACGGGCGAGACTCCGGTTATGATGCCGGATGGGTCGCACCGACCACTCGTAGATATCCGCGCAGGGGACGAAGTTGCTACTTTCCATACGGGGAGGCTAACAACAGCTGTCGTACGTAGTCACAAGCAAAGTGGTTGTGATTATGTGCAGAAAATTACGACGACTTCTGGCAGAATAGTACGTGCGAATGAGCGACATCCGTTTCTTGTAGAGCACGATACCGGAGAGCTGGGATGGGTAAGACTGAAGAACTTGAAATTAGGGCAGAGAATCGTAACCGTAAAGGACAATGGGGGAAGCATAGAGGTAAAACCTGCTCAGAATGTGCTCTCCCCGCAGTTTGCCGCGGGTTCTGCGCCAGCCACTATAATAAATGGAAGTGGGCTTCTGGACATCGCCCTCCATCAGTTAATCCAAAATCTCAAAGAGCTGCGCATCTCAAATACCGCTACGGCATTACAATTAAAGAGTATGATCATATCCTGGCTAAACAGGGTGGGAGATGTGCTATTTGCCGAAAACCACCTGAGCACAGCAATCCTTCACACTGGAAGAACAAGCTCGCCGTGGACCACTGCCACGACACCAACAAGATACGAGCTCTCCTGTGCAACCACTGCAACCTCATTGTTAAAGAGCAGATCAGCCCCGAGATTCTCGAAGCCGCTGCAAAATATCTCCGACTTCACAACGGAAACAATAGTTAGCATAGAAAATGATGGCTATGAACCCGTTTACGATCTGCAGATAGAAGGCACTGAAAATTTCATCGCTAACGGGATAGTTAGTCATAATACCATGTGGCACGATGATGATCTCGCAGGTCGTATCCTGTCGAAAATGGCTAATGACCCAGATGCAGAGATTTTTGAAGTAATACGTTATCCTGCAATTTCTACCAAGTTCGAGTACAGAGACTACGGTACTATGGAGATGGTCTACTCAGATGAAGCCGTAGATAATTCCGAGCTGGAACTTTTACGTGCGCCGGGAGAACCGCTACATGCAGAGCGTTATCCACTTGAGTATTTAGACAGGGTTCGAACATCTGGTATGCCGGCGCGTGTTTGGTCAGCTTTGTATCAGCAGGACCCAGTGCCAGAAGAAGGGCTTTGTTTTACCCGAGAAATGTTTCACTACAGCCCTACGCAGCCTGAAAAGGAGAATAAAAGGTACTACATCGCATGGGACTTCGCTATTTCTGAGAAACAGCGAGCGGATTACACTGTCGGTGTGTGCCTTATGCAAGATGAAGCAGATAATCTATTTTTGGTTGACCTTGTTCGTTTTCAGGGAGGAACACAGCTCATAACGGATCAGTTTGTGTCCATGATCGTTCGTTGGTCAGGTTATTCGGGATCGAACGTTCAACTTGGTGTTGAAGATGGACAGATTTGGAAAGCTATGAAGGGCATTTTAAAACAACGTATGAAAGAAGAGCGAGCTTATGTGTCCATCGAGGTACTGCAAGCAATAACTGACAAACAGTCAAGAGCTTCTGCGTTGCAAGGCCGTATGGAACATGGTCGTTTTTGGTTTATTTCGGGAAAACCCTGGAACAAAAATGCGGAACGTGAGTTACAGCGTTTCCCCGCTGGTCGAAATGATGATATTGTAGACGCTATATCCTGGGCTGTGCGGTTAGCCACTGGAAAGAAACCTCGAAGGGCTCCTGTGGCTAAGAAAGTTAAGTCCTGGAAAGATGATCTGAATAAGTTAGTTCGCCATCAAACTGGTGGTGGCTATATGTCAGCTTAAAGAGAATAGGTCGCTAAAATGGATAACAAGCTAGCTCAAGAAACCTGGTGGAGGTATCAATACCTTCGTGATAATGGTCATACTTAAATTACGTTAAAAAGTTCAGCAAGTGTGACGCTTTTTTCCAAGGTGAGCAGTGGGATGCTGCGGATAAAACTAAACTAGAGTCTGAGCAAAGACCTGCTTTGACGATTAATAAACTACTTGCGACTGTCGCAAGTATTGTAGGGGAGCAGATATTTAACCGCACAGAGATTTCGTTTCGTCCTCGTAGACAAGGGGCTACTGAGGATACAGCAGAAGCGCTTACTCGTGTTTTCATGCAGATTAGCGATAATAACAACCTGAACTGGGTGCGAACAGATGTATATGCAGATGGATTGATAGGCTCACGCGGGTTTTTCGATTGCCGTCTGGATCTTTCAGACTCTTTGCAAGGGGAAGCTAGAGTCACCCAGCTAAATCCTAAAAACGTGCTCATAGATTCGGATGCAAATAGTTATGATCCCGAGGACTGGAATGATGTAATCGTTACCAAATGGTTAACGCTTGATGACATCGAATTGGCCTATGGTAAAAAATGGCGCAAGAAGCTAGAAGGTTATGCTTCTGACATGTCCATGTACGAGTATGATCAGCAAGATTGGGATGAAGATTCTTTTGGTTCTTCTAATACAGCTATTAACTATCTTGATGCGGATAGTCAGCCAACTATGCGCGTGGTTCGTGTTATCGAACGCCAGTGGAAAAAGTTGAGTAAACAGGAGTACCTGGTTGATCTGGAGGAAGGAGACATTCGTGAAATACCTCCAGATTGGGGCGATGTAGAGCTTCAGGACTTTCTGGAAAATAATCCTGACTTCAGCACTATAAAGCGTATGGGTAAACGTATCAGATGGACAGTTTGTGCTGGCATGGAAACACTGCATGATGCTTGGAGTCCATACAAGTACTTCACTGTTGTACCCTTTTTCCCCTACTTCCGTCGTGGCAAAACTATAGGCGTTGTTGAAAATCTGCTGGATCCCCAACAGCTGGTTAACAAAGTAAGTTCCCAGGAACTTCATGTTGTTAACACAACTGCGAACTCAGGTTGGAAAGTGAAAGCGGGTTCATTGCAGAATATGTCTTCGGCTGAGCTAGAAGAGCGTGGTGCTCAGACTGGTTTAGTGCTTGAACTTGATGATGTTAGTGATGCGGAAAAGATATTACCGAATCAGATTCCTACTGGGCTAGAGCGTATATCCTATAAAGCTGAAGAACACATTAAGACTATTTCGGGCCAGCCAGATGCAAATACGGGATTTGCTAGAGAAGATGTTTCAGCTAAAGCGCTAAAAGCGAATCAGGTTAAAGCAAGTGCCAATTTTACTATGGTTCAGGATAATTTAAACCGCACTGATCACTACCTTGCACGTGTACTTCTATATCTTGTACAGACGTATTACTCTGAAGAACGGCTCATCCATATAACCACTGATCCGCTTAGAAAACATACGGAGCAGATAAAAGTTAACGAAGTCACTCCAGAGGGTGAAATTGTTAACGATCTGACGCTTGGTGAATACGACATTGTAGTGACAAGCCAGCCTGAAAGAGATACACTTGAAGATAGCACTTTTGCCCAAGGGGTAGAAATGCGTAAGGAGCTGAGTATACCAATACCTGATTCTGTTCTTATTAAAGCAAGTCGTTTGCCTAATAAGGCAGAAGTTGTACAAGCTATCGAAGCGCAGCAGAATAGTGAAGATGCGCAGGTAGAAAAACGCATTGGCCAAGCAGAACGTATAGCAGAGGTCAAAGTCAAGGAATCTGATGCGAACCGAAATAATGTTGACGCACAGGTTAAGGCAGTCAAAGTACAGCAGGATCAGCAAAACCTATCGCAACCTATCTCTCCGGATGTACAGCTTCGAGTTCGAGCCGATCTTGCTAAGTCAAGATACGAAATTGACGAGAAATATAAATTCTTACGCGAAGAGCTAGCATCTAACGAACGTGTAGCGCAAAACTCCGATAAACCAGAGCCGAGGAAAGACAATGGAAAAGACACCTGAAGAAATTGCTGAAGAAGAACGTCAAGCCGCAATTGCTAGAGGCGACGTAGTCGAAGATGAAGAAGACTCTTTAGAAGAGGATGAAGAAGACTCTTCAGAAGAGGATGAAGAAGACTCTTCAGAAGAGGATGAAGAAGATTCTTCAGAAGAGGATGAAGAAGAAGACGACGAGCCAGGGGATGCTGCACCGGAAGATGACATTACAGTCCCTAAAGCGCGTTTTGATGAGTCACGAAAATCAGCACGTAAGCGCGAAGCAGAGCTTGAAGCACGCATCGCTGAACTTGAAAAAGGAAATAAAAAGCCAGAGCAATCTATCGACGATCTGGAAGCTGAAATTGAAGAGCTTGAAGATCAGCATGATAGCCTTCTTCTCGAAGGTGAGATTGATAAGGCTAAAGCTGTACGCCGCGAATTAAATTCTAAGCGTAATGGTATTATCGATCGCCGTATTTCTGAAAAGAGTTCTGCTATGGGCCAAGCTGCAGTTGAACAGGTTCGTTACGATACGCAACTTGCAAGTTTTGAAGTTAAGTATCCAACTATAAATCCAGATGCTACTGAGTACGATGAAGCTGTGTCTAATGAAGTCAGTACGCTTATGAATGCATTTCAGACAAGTGGTATGTCTTTAGTTGCTTCTCTTAATAAAGCTGTTCATTATGTTTTTAGAGGCGAAGAACCAGAAAGCAAGTCTACTAGTGAAGTTGGCGATAAGCGTAAAAAAGCCGCACGTAAACGGGCTTTAAAAACGGTTAAAAACACACCTGCGAATCTTAAAGACATAGGTAACAACTCTGATAAGGCAGGTTCTGATGATGGTCTGCCTGATCCTATGAAAATGAGCCAGAAAGCTTTTGATAAGCTGACTGAAAAGCAGAAAGCTGCACTTCGCGGTGATAAACTGGCTGTAGCAGAATGAGTACGTCGAAAATGCAAACCGATATAGCTCGTATGTACAAGGAAAGAATTGAAGAGATACAGTGGAGGTCTTTAGGCAGTTTGAATGCAAGGCACAAGGACTATGCAACTCTTCGAGACTGCCTGGTAGATATGTGCTCTGCAACTTTATCCGATACTCCTCCTTCTCAGGAGGATTGGAACGTGATACGTACTATAGTAAAGAACGCTGCAGCTAAACATGCTTTACTTGTAAGAGAGGATAAGAAAAGCCCAAAACCCCCACTGGTATCAAGCAATATCCGTCCGACTCATAACATGAACCTTAACATGCTTGTTGATCCAGCTTTTATTCTTGACACCGTTACTTCAGCGTAAAAATCACCCGTAATGCAATTTAAATTATTAGCCCCCTTTACGGGGGCTTAGTTTATGGAGTATTATCAAGGCTCGGAATCACCACACGATAGCTGGTGAGGCAAGCTAAGAGCCCACACTTGCAGTCGCTTCGTTGGGGCGAGACCCAACACACTATCAACCAATATAAGGAGTATGTGGCATGGCCAATACAAACTTTGCGGCACTGACCAACGAAGCCAAGACCATCTGGTCGATGGATATGTGGAAACAGGCCCGCAATCACTCGTTTATGACTCGGTTCGTGGGCAATGGCCCAAATGCGATGATTCAGCGCATTAAAGAACTGAAACAAACCGAAAAAGGCGCGAGAGCAGTTATTACTTTGCTTTCAGATCTGGAAGGCGATGGTATCGCAGGTGACCGGACCCTGGAAGGTAATGAGGAAGCGATGAAGTCCTATGACAAAGTCATTAGACTCGATCAGCTTCGTCATGCTAACAGGCATGAAGGTCGTATGGCGAATCAGAAGTCTATTGTAGAATTTCGCAGCAATAGTCGAGACAAGCTAGCTTACTGGCTTGCTGACCGTCTGGACCAGTTAGCCTTTCTAACTTTGGGTGGATTTTCTTACGCCCTTAAACCAGACGGCACAACTCGTGTCGGTTCTGACTTTCCCTATCTCGAATTTGCAGCAGATGTCGTAGCCCCTACTGCGCTTAGGCGTTGTCAGTGGGATGCAACCAACGGCCTAGGTCGTCGGTGGTGCATCTACAGATATTGTTGCTGCCGATAAGATTACCTGGGAAACTCTGGTGCGCATGCGCGAACTGGCTAAAAACCAATATGTTCGAGGTTTACGCCCCGAGGGTGGTCTGGATGAAATGTTCCATGTATTCGTTACGCCGACATGTATNGCGAATCTGAAGATGGATAATGACTACATGCTGAACCTTCGTCATTCAACAGCTGCTGGTGTTAACAGTAAGTTGTTTGGTGGTGGATCCGTCAGTGTGGATGGGTTGACAATTCATGAGTTCCGTCATGTACCGCACTCCGCATCTTGGGGTTCTGGCTCAGTAGCTGGTTCTCAGATATTGATGTGTGGTGCTCAGGCTCTTGCTTTTGCTGATATCGGAAATCCGATTTGGGTAGAAAAAGAGTTTGATTATGACAATCAACCTGCGATTTCCGTCCAGAAAATGATGGGCTTCCTGAAGCCTCAGTTTAATAGCATCTATGCAGGTAACACCGTTCAGGATCATGGTGTTATTACTTGCTATGCTGCAGACTAAGGAGACTGATAATGGCTATCACTAAAGAAACTGGTCGTCAGTGGCCTCTGACTGCGAAAGCTGATTTCGCTTTTGGCGATTTAACGGACGCAACAGCGGTACCTGCGATAGATGTTCCTGGCGGAGCAATCGTTACAGGTGGTCAGTTGGTTATTACCACAGCATTTGATTCAGCAACATCGGATACAATTGCTATTGGTGACGGAACCAATGTGTACCTTGCCGCTACTGATGTAAGTGCTACTGGCACCACTCTTTTCACTAAAGGTGGACCTAAGTACTCTGCACCAGATACCGTCGATGTTACTTGGGATGGTACTGGCACAGCCCCTACAGCTGGCGCTGGTTATATCATCGTCGAGTATATTCTTGACGGTCGTTCAAACGAAGTACAGCCTGCATCTGCTTAAGATGCCCGTGGGGAGGGAAACCTCCCCACATTAATTTAATTAAAGGAAACTGAGCCATGCCATTAATGAAACTTGCAAAAAACCGTGTCTACGCTAGTACGCTTGGACATACAATTCGTTTTGTAAAGGACGAACCAGTGTTTGTGCCTCCGATTATGAAACGTGAGTGTGAAGGAATCGGTGCTGTTCTTGTAGATAAGGACAACAAAATAATTGATACCTCAGATGTAGAAACCGAAGTAGCTGAAGGTCTTACAGCTTCTATCAATGCTGCTAAAGAGCAAGAAGGAATCGCAGTAAAAAACGACAAAGCCTCTCAACCAGCGGCTCCTATGGATAGGATGGCAGCTATCTTAAAAGGCGTAAAAAATATTCTTGGTCGTAACGATCGGCTGGAATTTACAGCTGCAGGGCATGTAAAGTTAGCTGCCTTAAGTAAGGAAGCTGGTTTTCGTGTAGACAAGAATGAACTCAAAGAAGCGATGAGTATCATAAATGACCCCGACTAAACTATTAGAGCTTTTTCGCTAAAGAAGTAGATGATGAGGTCGAGCCACATTTTTGGTCTGATTTTGAGTTTTTTGTCTACTTGAATAATGCGCAAGATGTATTTGTTCGGGGTATAGGTGGCTTATCTGACCGTCGTTCACCCTGGACGACGGTCAACTATAAAACTGGAGATAAGTTCAAAAAATATAATTCTCGTATTTTACGCATTAAGGGTGCGCAAGACGAGAATAAAAAATTCATTGGTATACGCAACTTCGATAATATTGAAAACATGTTGGTAACAGATGATTATGGTGCACAAGTAGCTTCTACTTTTGATGATGATCTTACTGGTGCTATAAAATTTCTTATTACAGATGTTGAGGCAAAAGAATTTCAGTTATATCCCGTACCCGATCATGATGGATCCCTCCAACTATACATAAAACGTCTTCCGCTAGAGGAAATAGAAGATGAGAGTAGCGTTCTTGAAATAGCAGATACATACCATCTTGATTTACTGCTATGGGTAAAATATAAGTGCTACAGTAAGCAGGATTCCGAAGTGTTCGACCCAAGGAAAGCAGCTGATTATCGCACAGAATTTAATCATTCTATTGAGGATGCTAAAGTAGATAAATCTTCTAGAGAAGATCGTAAACGAACTGTTAGGTATGGTGGCATATGACAGCGGAACGCATAGATCTCACTATCGAGCAAGGCGCTACTTTTGTAAAGAAGATAAACTGGTACGGTGGCGGCAGAGTTGTTAGAGAAATCGATTCTGTTACTGTCGGATGCCCTACTCGAATAACAGTAGCAGGACATGGGCTACCAGCTGGAGTTATTACTCCTGTTTACATAGCAGATGTAAAAGGAGCACGTAGTCTTAATAGTAGCGCGGAGATACTCCGCTACCTATGTAGATGCTAATACCTTTGATGTTGACGTATACACACGAGATGAAACGTACACAGCCAATACAGGATGTGTTTCTTATTACGCTCCTAAAGATCTAACTGGTTGGTCGGCTCGTATGGATATACGAGATGCAATTGACGATACGACCACCTTAGTAAGTTTAACATCGCCAGGAGATATAACTATCACTCTGGCAACAGCGGAAATAGAAATGGTTATAGACGCGACTGCTACTGCTGCGCTAGACTTTGATGAAGCAGTCTATGACCTAGAGCTTATAGACAGTTCTAGTGTTGTAACTCGACTTGTATACGGCAATGTTGCCCTTAGTAAAGAAGTTACCAGACCATAGGAGAAATTAAATGGCTTCAGGTACAGAAATTAGTTACGTTGTAGCAAAAGCTATGGGGCAAGCTCTTGTAGATTTGCTCGATGCTGGTACTGCAGGAGCTGCAATTGAAATTCGCACAGGTGCGCCACCTGTAGATGTTGAAGCGACCTCAACAGGAACGTTGCTGGCTACATTAACTTGTAGTGCAACATCTTTTGATACTGGTGCTGACCAGGCACCGAATGCACTTTTTACTGCCGCTGCTATAACTTCGGATACATCTGCTGCTGCTACCGGCACAGCTGGGTATTTCGTGGCAGGTTCTTCAAACGACGGTACTACCATACTAACTAAAGTTATTATGGGCACTGCTGGTGTGACTGCTGATACTCCAGATATGGTGTTAGACGACAAAAATATTGTCATCGGCGGTACTGTTGCCTGTACAGCCTGGACGATTACTGTAGCTGAAAGTTAAGTTATCATGCGAGGTAACTTAGATGTTGGGAGTAAGTGCTAGGCTAGGTCAGCTATGACTACGGGTACTGTTACTCAGTACATCCTTGGTTTATCAGTACGTGCTGCAGCAGGTAAGCTCATTGAAGGTGAGTCTACTGAGCGCTACGAAAAAAGTAATTTTTGGACAGGTGCGAATGGAACGGGCTATACAATGGCTGCGTTCCTTCGCATGCCCGTAAGCGCCACTCCCGAAGCTCTTGTTCCTTTCCTTCAAGATGATAGTCACGATCTAGAGTTTTCTGATTGGGATACTACTGCTAGAAATTTCTATCTTGACTCCTACGCCACTTCTGGTTACGGGCAATATACAGATACAGTTGCTTCTCATGGTATTGATAAAGGCGATTGGTTTGCCTTTATGTTTAGCATTGATTATTCAGGCACAAATCCTGTCATAGAGTGTTGGGTACACAAAGAAGGCGATTCAGCTGCTACAGATATAATGGTAGGAGCGACTACCGTAAGCGATACAGGCCCTATTACTTTTAGCTTTGATGATACAACCGAGAAGCTAACCATTGGGTATAACACCTATTGGGTTGAAAAAGGGAACATAGAAGTTTCAGAGTATTTTGTTACTAACGAAGTTGTAGACTGGTCAGATCCTTTAGAACGCGCTAAATTTGTAAGTTCTAAAGGACATCCTGTAGGTCTTGGGGCTACAGGTGCCAGTTTAACTGGCACAGCCGCAAAAATATATCTACCAGATGGCGATGGTACTATTAATGTAGGTACAGCAGGTAACTTCACAGCCTCTGGTACTATAACTAATAGTTCAGCTCCTCCGTCTTACGGTAGTATATACGTTCCAATAACTCAGGCATTAGCAGGGCATCCTTGGGATTCAGGTGGCCCAATAGCCCAATCTTTTGGTGTACCTTCACAATCTGCAAGCGGGACTTTTGCACCCGGTACTGATACTGGCTCTATTACTCAGAACATCTCTGCTCCTGATATTAGCGTAACAGCATACTTTTTTGCCGGCACTACTAGGGGGCCAATAGCGCAAACACTCCCTGGATTTGTGCAAGCAGCTACAGGAACTGTTAGCCTAGGCATTGATACAGGAATAATTAACCAAACTTTTGCTTTATCAGATCACGAATCTTACAGCTACATTCTTGGCCTTAAAGTCTAGCTCCATAACACAAAGCCTAAATACTCTTTCGCAAGCTAGTGCTGGTACGTATGCTCCAAGTAATAGAACCTCAACGGTTGCACAAAGTTTCAACGCTCCTATGCAGCAACTTGCCGGTACTTATGGAACTGGTATTTCCAGAGCAGAAATATTCCATCAAGCGCTACCTACGTTTTCACAAAACGCTGTAGGCACAGTTTGGGATAAGGGAGAAATAGCGATATCGATAAATCCTATATTGCAGTCGCTTACAGCATCTTTTGCACCAGGTGTAGCTACAGGTTCTATAGCACAGACTATTCCTGTAGTTACGCAGTCTGCAGTGAGTAGTCGTTTAAGACTTGCAGTAGTAGCACAGACAACACCGAGTATTCTGCAAACAATAGCAGGTGCGCACCAAGCAGGAATTACAACTGCGAACATCGCTCAAGCGCTTTCATTTGTAGGGCAATCAGCTATAGTAACGCATGCGCTGCTTCCACGTACCACAACTATTGCTCAAGAAGTATCGAGTCTTTCACAAGTAGCAAATACTGTGTTCTACCGAGTTATAGAACATGACGGAATAGTGTTTACGCAACCCGAAGAAAGACTTTTATGGGAGCGTTTATACACTCAGTTTGTGTATGAGCAACCAGAAACCGAAGCTTATTTATTTGAATCTGCAGATGAACAGCTTATATACCAACCTGAAGCTAAAGAATTGCTGTACGAAGTGGTATAGTATTAACCATGGCTGACAAGAAGATCACACAAGACTCAAATCTACCTGCACCAGCAGTTGGAGATTTAATACCTATAGTCGATATAGATGCAGCAGCTGCAAGTATGAATAAGAATGTAACTTGGGCGCAGATTATGCCCGAAGAACTTCATGGTGAGTATTTTGAGCAAAACACTACGCCTGTTGGGGCAGTAGATGGTTCTTTGTGGTACGACACTACTTAGTTTTATGTGAGTAAATTATGGGCGTTTTTAAAGTCAAAACAGCACTTGATGGCTGGGTAGAACTGCTTAACAGATCAGTGTTTGATGCGCATACTATTGCATCTCATATCGACACAACCGCTACTGGCTCTCAACTAAATACACTCACAGATAACTCAATTGCTGACACCCTGCACCGACATAGCGAACTGGTTGCAAGTGACGGTTCACCCGATCCTGCATGGTCAGTTGATGTATCCGGTAATCTGAGCGGAACTGGCATACTAACATCTGGAAACCAAATAATTGCTGGCAGCACAACCGAGGATAGGTCTTTAGATATAGGCCAAGGTCGCACGGGGAACGGGCTATCATATGTAGACCTTATTGGCGATACTACATACGTATCATATGGCGCGAGATTTATACGCGGTGATACTGGCCCTAATGCTGATACAGTTATACATCACCGCGGCACAGGCGTATTTAGACTAAGAGCGGCGGATGCTGGTTTAATACAGTTACAAACTAATTCTACTACCCGACTTACACTATCCTCAACTGGTCTGGCCACTTTCACCGGCGCAATCTCAGTAGACGACATAACAGACTCAACCAGCACCACTACAGGCAGTATTCACACAGATGGTGGAATGGGGATTGCTAAAGATGTGGTTATTGGGGGTAATGTCACAGCTGCAAATCTAAATATAGCAAATTGGAATACGGCTTATGGCTGGGGTGACCATTCAACTGTTGGATATTTAAAAGCCGACGGCACCGTACCTCTGACCACAAACTGGGACGTTGGTGGATGGTCCATCACTCATGTGGGTGTGCTGGAAACACTACAGATAAAGTCACCTTCCTCGTCTCTTATGCTTGTAGATAGTAGCTTAAGTTCCAGTCTGAATCTTAATTCTGACGGGGGAACTACTTTTAGCATTGATCTACCTGACAGCGGATCATTTACGTATTCCCAACCTGCAAGTCAATGGCAGTTGTCTGGCGCACTACGTGTTACTGGATTGGTAACGATATCCGATCTTACTGGTGGGCCTGGCCATGGAATACTCGTCGGTGATGTAGGGTTTTTCCCATTTGGCGATTCCGGTGCGGTAGCCTACGGTCACCCAACATTCCAGAGCCAATATGCAGCGAATGCAAGCACAGTTCTTCGGGTTATGCCTAAAGGTGTTGAGACTGCACAGTTTGAGTTTTTCAACAATGACTATTACGCAGTCNGAACCGCTTGGGAAAATTTCAAAATAATATCCAATCCTGCGTATTTCCATCTGACAACAGCTTCCGGCTCGACCGGCACAGATCAACCGTTGTACATTGGTGCAGCGACAAGCACCACACAGCTAAGATTATTGACGGATGGTACGATAACAACTGGCAGTGATCTGACTGTTGGTGGTAGTTTAACTAGCCTAGGTATTAACGACAATGCCACAGCTTTAGCTTTTGACCTTCACGATAACTATACGAGATTTGGTACGTCTGGGAATAGTATGACTGTATACCATGGAGGAGGAGACAACTCATCGTCCATAGCTATTTTCGGCGGTAGTTCGTGGGGTGCTGGTGGTGGTATAGGTTTCAACGGTGGTACTCATGCTCAAGCAAATGATATTATTTTCTATGGTGGTAGCACAGTACAAGGTAAATACGATGATTCTGCATCTTTATGGAATTTTCAGTCTAACGCAGTAACACTCGGTGGCGTTTTATCCCAAGACGACACCACTAACTCAACTAGTGCTACTACTGGCTCTATTCATACTGATGGCGGCCTTGGAGTTGCTAAAAATGTATATTTAGGGGGCCATCAGACATTCGAGAACGGAAAGATACTCAAGTGGAAGAACGTA